TTACCGCCGTTTTCGGCTGATCGCGGCGTGAACGCTGGCCCCTTGGTCGGGATCGTGATGGCCGTAAACGCGCTCGATCATCTCCATGGTGAGGCCGAACATCCCGGCCACCTCCCATCGGTCGGCGCCGCCCTGCATGGCCCATGTGATCGCCGTGTGCCGCAGAATGTGCGGGGTCACGCCGTCAAGCCCGGCCTCGCGCGCCGCCTCGCGAAAACCCTTGGCCATGCGGGTGATCGGCGCTCCCTTCCACTCGACGATCGCCTCTCGGCTTTTCCCGGCCCGGTACCAGCGGCGAAGATGATCAATCAGCTTGCGGTTCAAGCGGACATAGGGCTGGCGTTTCTTCGTTTCGCGGGTCTCGGGTGGTCGGCGGTAGAACACTCCCCTGTCAAGATCCACATAGCCCCGGCCGACAGTAGGCCGCATCGCGGCTTGGCAGATCGCGGTGGCGCGCGTCCCCGTGTAGAGGCCCACGAGGATGAACCTGGCAACGTGCTTGCGCTTACCCTGACCGCCCTTCCACGCCGCCCACAGCAATCGCGCGGCCTCGCTCCGGGTCAGCCAGCGATCGCGCGGCACCGATTTCTCGGGCAGCACCACTTCGATGACCTCGGAGCACAATCCCTCGCTGCGGTGATATTTGATCGCAGCCCGAAGGTCCTCCAGCTCGCGCCGGGCGAGCGAAACGGACTCGCGTTTCTTGACATAGGCCCGGCATAGGGCGCCGTTGATTGCGGACAGAGGACGGGCGCCGAAGAACAGGCCGAGCGCCCTCACGCGCTGCGCCAACTCGTTCGGCCTAGCTACACTCACGGCTCGATCCTCAAGGTAGATCGCCAGCACGTCGGCTATGGCGATTTGAGAGGGATGACGTTGGTTCTGTCGGATCGGCCGGTGCTTCGCCTTGATGTAGTTCGCGAGCCGCTGCTCAGCTTGTCCACGCTCATCAGGAGCGCATCCAGTGCTTTCGACCCGCTCTCCATCGCGGATGAGCCAGACGGCTCGCCGTCGGCCGTTGGCCGCGCGGAGATAGAGGCGGGCGCCCTTGGACGGGTTCGGCACAGGTCCAGCATCCTTTCGATATCGAGTGGCGTCGTGAACTCCTTGCCGGCTACACGGTAGGTTTTCAGGTGTCCCCGGTCACGCTCCTTCCGCAGACCGGCGGCCGTCATGCCGCCGTCCGGAAAGGCGAGGCGGGCCGCCACGTCGAGGCGCAACGGCGCGTTGGGGCGGATGTCGAGGGTGTCACCCACCCGCCCCTCCCTTCGCCCTCAGGCCCTCGTCTCGGGCGGCAACGATGCTGTCCTGCAGGCTCTTGCCGTCGATGACGTTCATCGCACCTCGATACGCGCCTTCGGCAAAGCACAGCCGGAACATGCGATGAAGGTGCTCGCGGGTCTTCGGGTCTGGCGTCATGCGGGCGATCCATGCGGCGATGTCGGTATCTCGCGCCCATTCGGCGGCTTCGGCGTCCAGGGCCTGCCACACGCTTGACGGATGTAAAGACACGCGGCCGGCACGCCGCCGGTCTTGGTCGAGGGACTCAGCCATCGTCTCGTCCCTCCGTCTCTGCCGGCACGGGCCGTGCGGGGGTGTCGGGCTGCCCGTCGAGGATAACGACGGCATGGCGGTCACTCAGCCATTTGAGTGCTTCGTCCAAAGACGAGAACGCGGCGTGGTCGGCGGGCTGACTAGCCATCGGGAGCTGACGGAGCCCGATGCACCAGCTATTGTCGCAAGGAAAGAGCATGTAGCCTTCGCCGTGGGCTGGATTACGCATTCCAGCCTCCCCCATCCCGGTCGGCCGCAGGCTCGGCGGGCGCGCTCGCGGTGTCTCGGGTGGCGAGAGATCGGATGGCCTTCGCGATTTCCCGGCCGGCCAGCATCGCCATCACGGCGATGGGGCGGTCCTCGGTCAGCATCGCTCGATTCTGTTCGACTTGGGCATCCGCCACCCGCGCCGCTTCCTCCAAGGCGGCGTTCCGCACCAAGTCAGTTGCAACCTGATTATGATGCATGGGCTCCCCGGCCTGTCCCGCCGCGATCGGGGTGCCGGGCGGCGTGGATGGCGCGAGGGCGGCAGCGAGCGCGCAATCGGGGGCGTGGCCCATAGGTTCGCTGTAGTAGCAATTGGCGTAGCCTGTCTTCCTGCGACAGCTAGGGCATGCCGGACATGGCACATAATACCCGACGTACCCTACGGCGGCCCACTCGACGCTCTTGAGCACCGCTCGCGCCGCGTCGCGCTCGGCGCGAGCTTCGGCAAGGTCGCGGGTGAGGCGGGCGATCTTCGGTATGGCCTCGATCGCGCGCCGGGCGGCTTCGGTGAGGATGCGGTCGGCGCGGGCCATGCTCTGCCAGCCATCGCGCTCTTCGTCGGATGCCGGTCCATCCACGGGATAGCGTGTCGAGGCCAGGGCTTCGCGGAGGGTCGCTTCGCGGTTCTCGGGATCGGGCGTCTCCGCTATCGCGGCCTTGACGGTTTCGAGGGGGGTCATGGCTCGCTCCGTTCTGCCGCTAGGGCGGCTCGGCCGGCATCTGAGATTGACACCTCTCGGCACTCAACTTTGCGGCTTCCCCACCAGTCTTGATAGCGGCGGATTTCCCTAACGAAGCCGCGAGCTTCAAGTTCTTCAATAGTACAAAGAGGTCGTTCGATCATCTCGTGTGCCGATGTACGTTCCGAGAGTAGGCGAAGCGCACGAGATGCCATCGGGCTTAACCTGAGGAGGGGAACCTTGCTTGTCATCCCCGGTCTCCCTGTTCAGCGGCTTCGGAGCCTTGCGGGGCAAGGGCGGCGCGGGCTTTTACCAGCGCTGTCGATAGTGGCGGCCAGTGCGGTCCGGTTATCGGGCCAAACCAGGCGACTCGGCTTGCAGTGCTTTCTAGGTCTTGAAAAGCTTCCCGCAGCCGTCCGGCTTCCGCCTCCGCTGCCTGGGCACGGGCTTCGGCGGCGTCGGCGCGGTATGCTTCGGTATCCACCCTGTTTTCCAGGTGCATGATCTTTCTGAGATGATCACTGATCAGAGCATCTCGGGAGGCAAGTTCCCGCTCAGCGCGCCCTTGCGGATCGCGCATGCGCAGCACTGCCTCGGTTGCTTCTTGCTGGCGCACAGCCTCTTCGCGGTCGTGGTTCATAAGTGACCATCCTCGTGATAGTCGTCAAAGCGGAGCAATATTCGCAGTCTTCCCACTCGTCTTCGAGCTCACCCGGTGGTTCGGGTCCCCAAAGCAACGGCATAGTCAACTTTCCTCCATTGCGTCTTGCACAGCCCGCAGACTTTGGTAGACGCCGAAGTATTCGTTCCGCAGACTTTCCTTAGCATCGTTCGAAAGACCGTCGAGAGCGTCGAGCAGCGGACCGATCAGAGGCATCACACGAGCGGCCTGATCGTTCCGCAGCTCCGTGACCCGCTCCGCATCGCCCATCGCTTCGGCCGGGCGGGTGGCGGCTTCGTCCAGAGCATGAGCACATCGGAAATTATGGCGGATGAGCGTCCCGCATTCCTGGCATGATGACCTAGGATACGGCCTGCCGTTCAACCGCAACCATTCGCGGCAAAGAGGGTGCGCCTCCCGGCGGACGGCGGCGGGGTCGGTCATTTCAGTTCCTCCAACACCGCGAAAAGCAACAGGGGCAGCACGAGCAATGGCATGGCGTTTCTAGCCGCCACAGCTATGGCAAGTTGAGCAATCGCCATAACCAAGTATCCGATAATCCTGCTGTTCCGCGCGGTCATCACCATTCTCCCCGAAGTATTGCTTTAATATCAGCAAGAGCGCGGTTAAAATGCCCGTCGCCTCGCAACAGTGCTCGGGTAAGCACAAAGGGGGAGAAGATAATGGTCAGAGTCTTTAGAAGCATCACGCGCTCCCTTCGCTGGACGGGACGGGAGTGCGAGCCGCGTCGTATTCCCGTTGACAGGTTTCGGTCCACGGCTCTCCCGACTTGATGACCGAGGCGAAGAAGCCGAGGCAGCGCTCAAGCCGAGCCTCTCGCTCTCCCGCGACCTCGGGCCGGGGCTGGGCCGACGCGAGGGCGGCATGACGGAGGTCGCCGACCGTGATTTGAGCACGGCCGCCATCCTCTCCCGGATCACCCGACATAGACCAAAGCACAGCATCGTCGGGTGCATTTTTATAGATGACGGCGAAAGCTTGATGCGATGCGTACCGGGCAAACGGCTCCAGCGCCTCCTGCAAGATGGCGGCGCCGGTCGGCCAGACCGGCTCCCCGTACCAGCCCGGATGAACGCCGTCGTACCACCGCATGAAGGCCGGCTGCTCGCCATCCATCTCGCGGTATTGGCCCCAGCCGAGCAAGACGGCCTCCTCGCAGGCCACCGACTTAATCGGTCGCCAGCCTTCGGGAGCCGTCCCCCGCCCCATGCGCCCGATGGCGGCGAGCAACGCGTTGCGAGCAACCCCGATGCCGCTGTCGTCCTCCATCTGGTGCGACCAATACGCGGCGTTGCCGTACGCATCCACCAGCGCCACGAGGTCGGCCGGGGCGAATGGGACCATGGCGGAGGCTTGTTCGAAGCTCTCCAGCGCCTCGATCGTACGCTGATAGACACTCCAGTTCGACTGTTCCTCATCGGCGTCTGACGGGTCTTCCCATCCCTGAATGCGCCGCAACTGCTCAAGGCAGTAGCGGGCCTCTCGCAACGCGTCGGGGCTGGGCTCGGTGTGGGTGGAGGGATCCTTCGGCGGGCTTCGGTCTGGCCAAGCAATTCCCAGGTCTACGATGGGAAGTCGCCCTAATCTTCCCATAAGGCCGTCCGCAGCAGTAGCCTCCGGCAGCGCACCGGAACTGGGCTCGGTGGCGGTGGATGATAGAGCGACGGCCCTAGCGGCGGCTGCCGTATATTCCAACGGAACGTCGGCATCGGCAAAAGGCTCATAGGCCAAGCGCGCGGCGGCTTTGGCTGCCGGGCACACGGACAGACCATCGGCGCCCATATCGTCGAGTAGCTGCCACATCGCATCCGCGAGCGGAACAGCCGCGCCTCCCATGCGCCCGATGGCGGCGAGCAACGCGTTGCGAGCAACCCCGATGCCGCTGTCGTCCTCCATCTGGTGCGACCAATACGCGGCGTTGCCGTACGCATCCACCAGCGCCACGAGGTCGGCCGGGGCGAATGGGGCCATGGCGGAGGCGTTCAGCCGGTCCAGGATTTGCTCGACGGTGAGGAGGGCGCCATCGTCGAGGATCGCGGCGCCATCGCCCATGATGCCTTGGGTGTAGCGGGGTTCGTCAGAAGTGTCGGGCACCGTCGTCTCCATCTCTGTAAGGGCATTCGAAATCGCAGAACTCGGTCCCGGCTAACCTGCAGTGGCGCGTGAGCCTGCTGTTGCTCCACCGGCCGCAGTCTTCGCCGGGGTCGTATTCATCCTCGGGCGGGCCATCATCGTCTTCCACGTCGTACGGATCGCGCTGTTCCGGATCGTCCCTTCTTGCGGCGGTAAAGAGTGGAAGTCACCAAGGCTGACATTGCCGATTGGCAGAAACTACGGGAACACTGGCGCGTCGATCCTGACAGCTACGTCCGTCATCGCCTCGGGCTAAAACCCACGCATCAGCAGACCAAGCTGCTTCAAGCCATCGCGCCGTCGGGATCTAAGGTATCGGTACGGGCAGGCCACGGCGTCGGGAAGACCTCCGTCGTAGCCGGTTCCATCTGGTGGATGCTGGAGTGCTTCGATTTCCCGAAGGTGCCCTGTACCGCACCGTCCGCATCGCAGCTCCGGGATGTCTTGTGGTCGGAAATGTCGAAATGGGTCCGCGCCTCAGACGAGGTCAGTCGAGCCAATAAGCTGCATCCGGCGTTCTACCTGTCCACCCTGTTCAAGATCACGCAAGACAGGATTTGTGACGTTGGCGCTCCCGACGAATGGTTTGCCGCTGCTAGAACGGCCCGCAAAGACAAACCGGATGCGTTGCAAGGTTTCCACGCCGCAGACCTCGTCATCGCAGATGATGGTCACAGCGTTCGGAGTGTAGGCGACGGCGGCCAAATCTACTTCGTCATCGAAGAAGCCTCGGGCGTCGATGACACCATTTTTGAGGTTGCCGAGGGCGCTCTGTCCAGCCATGGCGCCAGGTTGCTCATGGTCGGCAACCCGACGCGCAACACCGGCTATTTCGCGAGGTCTCACAAGCAGGATCGCGGCGATTACACAGCGCTGCATTTCGCCTGTTCGGATAGCCCTCTCGTCGATCCCGGTTACCGTCCCTTGCTGGTACGGAAGTTCGGGGAAGGGTCTAACGTTGTTCGCGTTCGTGCCGATGGTGAATTTCCGCGGCAGGACGACGATGTCCTCATTCCGCTGGAGGCTACCGAAGCTGCGCTGGAACGCCGGGACGTTGTGGGCGAAGGCCCTCGCATCCTCGGTGTCGACGTCGCGCGCTTTGGTGACGATCGCACCGTGTTCCTGATTCGTCAGGGCGCTAGGGTCGAGCATATCGAGATCAAGGCTAAGCAGGACACCATGACGACGGCGGGTCAGGCGCTCGTGCTGTGGCGCTCAAAGGCCATTGATCATATCCATGTCGATGTCGTTGGGCTTGGAGCGGGCGTCGCGGACAGACTTCGGGAAGCAGACGCGCCGGTCGTGGACGTCAACGTCGCTGCTGCCGCACCTGAGCGCAGGCTGGGTGGTGTCGACGGCTCCCCCTACAAGCTCAGGGACTTCCTTTGGCTGGAAATAGCCGAGTGGTTGCGCGCCGACGTGAGTCTGGCCGACGCACCGCGTAACGAGGCGCAGGACTTGGCCGGGGAACTGGCGAGCGTCAGGTACGGGGTCAATAGTTCCGGCAAGATCGTGATCGAGAGCAAGGACGCCATGAAAAAGCGTGGTCTCCGGTCGCCTGACCTTGCCGATGCACTTGGGCTCACGTTTTCACCATCTGCGGCTTTCGATTCTTCCTATTCCTGGGTGTGACTTAATGACGACTGCTATGATCGCACCGGCCGGTACGGCCGGTCCCGTGTTGTCCCGTTTCGGGGCGCGCTATACGCTGGACGCCAATGGGTTCATCAACGCGAACCCCCAGGACGTCGACGACCTCCTGAACATCGGCTTCACGGTGGCGCCGGGTGGTGCGATCGTGCGCAACAATTTCACGGCGACGACCGATCCTCTCCCATCCAACGATTCGACGCAGGACTATGCGCCCGGTTCGCTGTGGATCAACACTGCCGGTTTCCGCGTGTGGATGTGCCTGGCGAATGCTGCCGGCGCAGCGGTGTGGCTGCTCGACGGCGTGGTGCCGGGTGTCGGTTCCGAGCCGGCCAACATGCAGACGCTGTTCGGCGGCGGTGTCGCGACCTTCCTCGAAGAGGGCAACATCAACCGTCAGATCGGTAACCCGCTCGCCGCCAATGCGGCAGCGACGACCGACACGGTACTGGCCACCTATACGCTTCCTGCCAACAGTTTCGACGTCGCCGGGCGCGGCCTCGCCATCTCGGCGCAGGGCATGACGGCCGTGAACGCGAACAACAAACGCGCCAAACTGATCTGGGGCGCCACAGCCGCCGTGGTCGGTTCCGCCGTTTCGGGTGGTGTCGCCATCGCCGATACGGGAACGTGGACCACAGGTAACAGCGGCGTCGGTTGGCAGCTTGCCACCAACATCTTCAAGTTCGGCCCGGCCGGTTCCAACACGCAGTATGCCCAGAGCACCTCGGTGCTCGGCGGTACCCACGGCGGCATCACCGCACCCGTCTTTCCCACGGCTGTTGAATTCGCCCCGATCATCATCACCCTGACGGGGTCGTCCTACACGACGGGTGCGGTCGGCGATGTCGTGGCGAACTGGATGGAAATTAACGCAATGAATTAGCGTCCTCGCAGGACACTACCGCCGTGCAACCTCGCCTCACCGTAGGAGACACCCTCACCAATCTTGTCTCCGGGATGGGAACCGACAAGGACAAGCTGTCCCAGGGCCAGTTTACGCAGCAATGGCTCGGAAAGAACGAGCTCGATTCGATGTACCAGTCGGACTGGCTCGCCGGAACAATCATCGACGCGCCATGCGACGACATGACGAGAGAGTGGCGGTTCTGGAAAGGCGGCCCACGGCAGATTGAGGCGATCGAGCAAGCCGAGCGACGGCTTCAGGTTCGCCAGAAGGTCAACAAGGCGCTGAAGATGAGTCGCCTTTATGGCGGTGCCGCCATCCTTATCGGCGACGGCTCCCCCGACCCGATGCAGCCACTCGACGTGAGCCGCATCGGCAAGGGCGGATTGCAGTATATCCATGTTCTCAGCCGTTATGAGATCTCGACAGGCGATCTCGACCGCGACCCGCTTTCCCTGTTCTTCGGGGAGCCGCAATATTACACGATCGGCGGGACGTCGGGCGGCGCCACCATCCATCCGTCCAGGGTGATCCGCTTCTTTGGTCAGGCCCGCCTCGAAACGACTTGGGCCATCGATGGCTGGGGCCTACCGACGCTGCAGCGGGTCTATGACGCGATCCGCGCCGAGGCCACCGTTGCCGGAAACCTCGCCGCCCTCACCAATGAGGCCAAGCTCGACGTCATCCATATACCCGACCTGACCAAGAATGTGATGAACCCCGCCTATCGGGCGGCAATCATCACGAGGTTCGGCCTCGTCAACCAGTCGAAATCGATCAACAACGCCCTCATTCTCGACGCAGAGGAGAAGTGGGACCAGAAGGAGATCAGGCTCGGCGAGATGCCGAACACGGTTCGGCTCTTTCTGGAGATCGCGGCCGGGGCTGCCAATATGCCGGTCACCCGGTTGCTCGGGATGTCAGCCAAAGGCCTCAACGCGACTGGCGAGAGCGATATCCGCCACTATTACGACACCTTGTCGGCCCGGCAGGAAGTCGAGTTGAGGCCGGCTTTGGAACGGCTGGACGACGCGATCGTCCGCAGCGCTCTTGGATCCTATCCGTCGTCGGTCTCCTATCTGTTCAACCCGCTCTGGCAGCTTTCGGACGCCGAAAAAGCCGCCCTGGGGCTGCAGAAGGCTCAGACGACGCAGATCTATGCCCAGCTCGGCATCATGTCGCCCGACGCCCTTCGCAAGGCAGCCCAGGGGCAGATCGTCGAGGATAATCTTTACCCTGGCATGGAAGCCATTCTGCAGGACAACCCCGGCAAGGCGGCACCACTCAACGCCACTGCCTCCAGTAAGCCAGTCGATCCAGGCAAGGTTGTCGAAGGCATCGCGTCCAACTCGCGGGCGCTCAGCGAGTAAGTCATGCACGTCATCGATAAGGCCACGCTCGGCGAGCCGAGGCGGACGCGCGACGGTTATCTCGTGGTCGACGCGTTGATCGCGCGAACCGGCGTTCAGATCTACTCTGGCCGCGAGATGGGGCGGCCCGATCTCGATACGGTGCGCGTCTACAGGTCACCCGAAGAGGTGTTCAGCGATGCCGCCATGGCGAGCTTCACGCATCGTCCAGTGACCAACGATCACCCATCGGAACTCGTCAGCTCCAGGAACTGGAAACAGCACTCTGTCGGGATGACCGGTGATCTCGCAGCCCAGGCTGGAAAGCACATCCGCGTGCCGTTCACGCTGATGGATCAGTCCACCATCGATGATGTCGGTGCCGGCAAAAGGGAGCTGTCCGGCGGTTACCTTTGCGAGATCGACTGGACGTCAGGCACCACCCCCGACGGTGAATTCTACGACGCCCAGCAGCGCAAGATCCAAGGCAATCACTTGGCCGTCGTCCAGTGCGGCCGTGCCGGCTCGGAATGTCGTATCGGCGACAGTTGGACCGATCAGTCTCAAACCCCCATGGAACACGAGATGAACCTTCAGAAGGTGACCGTCGACGGCATCACGGTCGAAATGTCGGACACGGCCGCCCAGGTCGTGTCCAAGCTGCAAACCCAGTTGCGCGATAGCGATGCCAAAGCTGATCGCCGCAAGGCGGAGCGCGATACGGCCAAGGCCGCGCACGATACCGCGCTCAGCGCCAAGGATGGCGAACTCGACGCCGTGAAGGCGGCCCATGCGACGGCTCTGTCGACCAAGGACGGCGAGATCGACGCCCTGAAGTCGAAGCTTCCCGATGCGGCAGCGCTCGACGCCATGCTGGTCAACCGGGATCGCGTCATCGGTACGGCCCGCAAGATGCTCGGCGACAGCTTCGACCCCAAGGGCAAGAGTGACGCCGATATCCGCCGCGCCGCTGTGGTCAAGACCATGGGCGATGCTGCCAAGGACAAGGACGACAGCTACGTCCTGGCGGCGTTCGATGCCCTCGCGACTTCGGTCACTCCGAAGTCGAGGCCGGATCCTCTCCGCGCGGCGCTGATGTCCCATGACACCCGCCCAGTCGAGGCCAACGACACCTTGAGCGCGCATGCGCAAATGCTGAAGCGCCTGTCCACCGGATGGGAATCGCCCGCCGTCAAGGAGACCGTGTGATGCCTTCGATCCAGACCTCCTACACTCCGCAGCTCGCCATCGCCTTCGCCGGCATGGTGGCGGACATGCGCAACCGCACGGTTCTTTCCTATACGTCGCAGAGCCCTGGGCCGACCCCTTACGGGTCGGTGGTCATGCGAGGTACGTCCGACAACGGTTGCCTCAACATCGGCGATCCCGGCGCGGGTGCCTTCCTCGGTATCGCGATCCTCGATCCGACGATCCGTCCCCAGGTCGGTGCCGTGACCAATGCCTACGGCCCAACCGATATCGCGGCGGTACTGATCAAAGGCATCGTCTGGGTGACGGTCGGCAGTCCAGTGACGGCCGGTGCCCCGGCCTATTACACGCCGGCTGGTGTCATCACCTCGGTCGGGGCCGGCAACACCGCCATTCCCATGGCTTCGTTCGAGTCGTCGGCACCCTCCGGCAGCATCGCGAAGTTGCGCATCATCGCCTGATCGGCGGCGCCGTTCTCCTAGAAGGATCGTCTTTCCATGTTCTTGACTCAGGATGCTGCCCAGGAGGCCGAAGCCTTCCTGATCTCGCAGCTCACCTATATCGAGCCCGAGGTCTACCGGGTTCAGTATCCGGCGATCCGTTACCATGAAATCGTTCCCGTCGACACCAGCGCGCCGCCGTGGATTCCATCCGTCACCTACTTCTCGATGGACGGCGTCGGGCAGGCGAAATGGTTCAACGGACGTGCCAACGACGTGCCTCTGGCCGAACTGCTCCGCACGAAATACGAGACGCCCGTCAAGATGGCGGCGATCGGCTACGAGTTCGACCTCGAAGAGCTGAGCCAAGCCATGATGCTCGGTCGGAACCTCACGTCGGACAAGGCCTACTATGCCCGCCTCGCCGCCGAACAGTTCATCGATTCCGCCGCCATCGTCGGGGATGCCGTGGCGGGTGCGTCCTTCACGGGGATAGCCAACAACCCGGCCGTGACGGCCGTGATGGCAGCCGCCACCGGCACCGCCGGCTCGACGACCTGGGCGTCCAAGCCGCCGGCCGCGATTTCGGTCGACGTCAACACGGCCCTATCAGGCGTATTCAGCGGTTCGACCGGTGTCGAGATGGCAGACACCCTGCTGCTCCCCCTATCTCAGTTCGGCTATCTGTCGAGCACGCAATACAATGTTGCGGGTGCCAACGGCCAGACGATCCTGCAGTGGCTGCAGAAGGCCAACGTCTATACGGCACGCACGGGGCGGGATCTCAAGATCGTTCCCGTGTGGGGCCTCGAAACCGTCGGTGCCGGCGCAACGGGCCGTATGGTGGCCTATTGGCGCAACCCCGTCATCGTGAAGATGCACCTGCCCATGCCGTTCCAGTTCGTGGCGGGCGTGTGGCGCGACGGCCCGATGCTGTGGAAGGTGCCTGGCATTTTCCGGTTCGGCGGCGTGGACATCAAGCGCCCTGGCGCCTTCAGGTACGTCGATGGCATCTGAGGTGCTTACGAGCGATTCGCTGCTCGATGTCTGGGCAAGCAAAACCCGACAGCACCGCGATTCCGTGCTGGCTCTTGTCGACGCGGTTGCGGCCGGAACCGTGGTGTTCCATGTCCCGGCCGGTTTCACGAAAGATCGCTATCTCGACAAGCTCAGGGACTACACGAAAGCCCTGACTGCATCCCTGCAGGATTTTGGAAGGCATTAGCCGTGCCGGTTCGGCTGAAGTACGCCACTATCCTCGACAAAGGCGACTACATCCTCACGACATTCGAGGATGGCGCCTCCTCCGCGAACTGGCTTCCACAGGACAACGGCACCTTCGCCCGCATCGCGCGGGACTGTGGTTTCCTTGACCCCTATCTCTACCTGGCTGCGCACGAGGTCGTCCACAGTCTCGCACCCGAGGTCATGTTCGACCGCCCAGGCTACGTCGTGTGGATGGCCGCGCATGGTCGTAAGGCCAATCTCGCCGCCGCTATGATGGAAGAGCGGGTGTTCTACTACATCCAGAGGGCCGCTTGCGATGCGATCCCCTATATCGATCAGCAGTGGCATGAAGTCATTGAGCGACTCCGCCAACACGACATGTGCGGCGATGCTGCGGTCGCGCACATGGATCGGCTCGCTGCCTGAGATCAAATCCTACTCCGTTTGCCATGCACAGGGATAGGCGCCAGCAGGCGGTGCGGAAACACCTGCAGCGGGCGCCTGGTTCTCTTCAGCCGGGTGAGCCCGCACCTTTCGCATAAGGAAATCCTTTTCATGATGATCACCAACAAGGCGCCAGGTCCGCGCGGGTTCAACGTCGGCAAGAACGATGGGTCCGACAACAAGGCCGACAAGGGCAAGTCCCTGGAGCAGGTCATCCTGTTGCCCGGCGAAAGCCGTGACATCGACCTTCACGACGCCGATCATGCCGTCATCAAGGCCATGAAAGAGAGCGGTGAGATCGAAATCGGGGGCGCCGCCAAGTCGGACGATCCGAAGGCCCCGCCCAAGTTCAACATCGAAGGCCTGAACGAACAGGAGCTTCGCGCTTTCATTCGTGACCGCGTCGGCAAGGATGCCGACTCCAAGGCCGATAAGGCCAGCCTCATGACGCAGGCGCGCGCCCTCGCGGCTTCGCCGGTCGGAACGGCTGTTTCGGCGTAATGCCGACCGGGCCTCTCACATCGGCCGAGGTAGCCGACATCCGGCGCTTCGCCGGTTATCCGGTGAGTGGTGCTGTCCTGGTGCAGCTCCTCGCCGTCCAGGGCGACAGCGTTACATTGGACACCGTCGTCGCGAGCCTCAATGCCGATCAAATCGCGGCGCTGAGGACAGTCTATCTGGCGAACCTCTATACGCTTGAGCAGGCCATCCCCACGACCGGTGGGGGGCTCGACGTCGCCAAAGCTGCTGTCTATGAGCGCAATCCGCTCGAATTGCAGGAACGCGAAACCCTGTTCGTCTCGTGGCGGCAGAAGCTCTGCTATTTCCTTGGTGTCAATCCAGGGGCCGGCATCTTCGCATGGGGAACGGCGAGCCTGGTTCCAGCCGCGTTCATCGTCTGATGTCGGCATCGTCGATCCAGGCCGCAGTCAGTCGTGGCTACGCCATCGCGGCGACTAAGCTCGGAACGTCGTTCGTGCAGTATCGTTCGCCGGGGTCGAACCCGCTTCGATCCGTGCCGCTCGCTACGATCCCGGCCGTCTTCACCAATGCCAAGTCGAGCGGGTTCAACTTTGACAAGTCATCGACGTTTGAAGATGTTCTTTTCGCCGTGCTGATCGGCGGGGTCCAGATCGGCGACTACCTCGTGGGGTCGAGCGGAACCTTCTTCATCGCCGACATGCCGCCGCTCCGTCCCGTGGTGGCGGTGCAATGCAACCGGCTCGCCACCATCTCGCGCTCGAACAGCGAGCGCAACGTGGCGGGCGGGCAAGCCCAGGGCCTGCCGAGCCAGCCGGGCAGCACCGGGCGCTACCGCGGCGTCAGCACCGCGATTGTGCCATCCGGGGCCGGCGAGACCGACATCGTCATCGGCGTGCCATGCGCCATGATCGGCTCGACGGGCCGTGCCACGGGCACGGGTGAGACCCCGACCGACGCGCCCGGCCCGAGCCGGTGGCGGATCTACCTGCCGCAGTCCGCAGCCCCGAAGGGCACGATCCACGACCGCGATGTCGTGACGGACGAGGAGAACGTTAGGCATTTGGTTTCGGCGGCTGCATGGACGCCAGTCGGTTACCGGCTGGAATGCATCAGGTTGGAAAACTAGAGGAGCCGAACGCCGTGGCCGCCGTTGCGCACGTCCCCGGGATCGAGGAACGTGACGCCGGCATTTAGGAAGGCCTTCTGAATGGCCGCAAGCGTGCTGGACCGAGGGTCCGTGGCGCCGCGTTCAATGTTCTTGACGCTGATTTCGGCTACCCCTGATGCGGCAGCAAGGTCGGATTGCTTCCACCCTATGAGAGCGCGCGCCGCGTTGATGGACCACGATGGGAAGCCTCTCACTGCCTGGGAGGTCGACAGCCGGTCAGTCGTCATTCCGTCCACTGGCGGTCGCATCATGTGCCACCGCCCTCGCGTGGATCAGTGGGCATCCACGTTTACGGTCGACATCGACACGACGATGTTTTCACCTGCCCTCATCCGGGCTGTGATCGACGACGCGGGCAAGAAGATCGGCCTCGGTGATTGGCGTCCGGCCCGCAAGGGACCGTTCGGCAGGTTCGTTGTTTCCAGGTGGGAGCAACTGAAAGAGACGGCGGTTCGTAAAGCCGCTTGATAGCGTACCGCTGCGACGTGAAGTGAGGCGGGGCATGGCCGGCCCAAGCTTAGCGTAGCAGGGCGCACCGCGCCGGAGCTGGCCACACCAAGGTTCTGCATTGCAAGGAAGGGCGGTCTTCGGACTGCCCGTTTTGCGTTCTAAAGGTAGGGCTGGAGAACTGATCAATGCCGGTGAATGGATTGCCCAAAGTCAGTCTTGACCTAAATCCGGGACGTGGCGGGAAACTGACGGTCGACGGTGTCAGCTTGGGCGGTGTGACCGAGGTTACTGTTCGCGCGACACGTGACAAAATAACAACCGTCTCGCTCGACCTGCATGCTGGCTTTGCCATGACGGAGTCTGCGGCGGAGGTCATCATCCGCATCATAGGCTTGGACCATGAGCGGGTGGAATTGTCCAAGCGGGCTGGTGAGGCAGACACTGGTGCCGACAGCCGCGTGTTCCGGGCCGCAATGGCCACGTTGGACTGGCTGGTCATGCCTCACGGTGATCTGCGCGTGTCGCGCAGCGTCTCCTTGGCGGATTTTGTCGGCAAGGCGCTCGCGGACGAGTAATGGCGGACATCGCCGACGTCCTCGACGCGCTCGAGAAAATCGCCATCGCGGCCTGCTATCCCAACGGCACATCGTCGCCTTCTGTTTCGGGAAAACCGATCGACATTGCCCAAGGTTGGGTCAAGTCCGGGGATCTCGACACTGGTCTGACAGCCGGAACGACCTTCGTCACGGTCTACTCGGTCCCGTCGAGCACGTCGAAGCTACCCGTGCCGCTCAGTGGGTCCAGCGATGGCGTGATCGTGGCGCCGGTTCACGGCATGTCGGCGGTGGTGTCGGACCTGTCGTTCACGCTTTCCGGTGTGCCAACACTCGGTGAGTACGCCACCGTGATCGTCGGCGCCCATGCCTATTCCTACCCTGCCAGTCCCGGTGACACCGTCCAGATCGTAGCGGCGGCGCTCGCGGCGCAAATCCCAGGTGGCGCCTTTTTCGACGGGATCGTTCCGTTGTCGTCGATCGTCGCGGTATCGGGGTCAACGGTGTCCTTGACCTCCGGTCCAGCCATCACGATCCGTATCGGCGCGCCCGCCACGATGGGTAGGACCATCGACCGGGAAAGCCAGAACGTCATCTTGGGGGTCTGGGCGCCGAACCCGTCCGACCGAACCGTGGTGGCGCGAGCGCTCAAGGTCGCGGTGGCGCAGAACCTCGTCATCGTCCTGCCGGACACGTCCGAAGCCTTGCTGATCACGCAAGGCACGACGCAGACCGACAAGAACCAACTCGAACTCGCCTGGCGCCGCGACCTCACCGTGCAGTGTTCGTTCGACACCCTCGAGACATACCCGGCTTACGAGGTGACGAGCGTCGACGTCACGATCGATGCGGGTGCAGGCCAGCCGACCACCACCGTCATCTAAGGGCATTCCCCCATGTACGAACTCATCGTGACGCGGCCCTTCGGGCTGCGAACGCCCGGCTATCACATCACGGATCCGGCCGAAATCGACGCCGTCCTGAGCGGGCCGAACGCCAATGCCGTCGTCAAGACGTTCGCTCCGCCGGCTGCACCGGAGCCAGCCCCCGTCGCACCAGCACCTCTGGCCAAGATCATCGCGCCGCTTCCGGTGAAGCTGTCCGACCCATCCTCCGACAAGCCCAGCGCGTGAACCGCTAACGCCCGCAAGGATTCCTCATGTCCTCTTTTCGTGACGGCACGGTCAATCTCGCCGGCATTGTCAATCCCGGCGTTCTGGTCGACCAGATCCTGCCGACGCCGTTCATCACGGGCGTGCCGACCAACATCGAAGGTCTGGTCGGTGTGGGCACGTGGGGGCCGATCAATTCCGCTCAGTATTTCACGACGCTCGACGATTGCGCTGCCGTCTACGGGACGCCCCAGGTCAGGACCTTCGACCTGCCGTTCTATGTCCAGACGGCCCGCAAGGAAGGCGGCGCCGTTGGCTTCTGCGGCATCCGCGTTTCGGACGGTAGCGACACGGCAGCATTCGCGACCCTTCCAGGCGGCGCCGGTCGCGCCACGGCGCGCTACAGCGGCATTCGTGGCAACCTCATCGGCCTGACCCTACAGGCTTCGGCTGCCGTCGGCTGTTTCGCCGCTATCGTGTCTTTCCCGGGGCGGGCTCCCGAACGGTTCGACAACATCGCCCAAGCGCTGCAGTCCGTGACCGTGGCGCCCGGCACCGGCTACACGTCCGTGCCGACCGCGGTGGTGTCCGGCCCCCAGCGCGTGGGTGGGGTCGCGTCGACGGTCCAGCCGAGCCTCGTATCTGTGACGCAAACGCTCGGCTCGGGTGGCACGGGCCACGCGGTTGGCGACATCGTGACCTTCGGGGCCGGCGTGCAGATCCGCGTCACGGCGATCGGCACCGGCGGCGTCATCACGACTTTTGCCATCCTCAATCCCGGCTCGATCACCAGCGGCAACACGCTGGCGTCCTATGGTACCCAGACGACGACGACGGGTGCCGGCATCGGTGCGACCCTCACGCTGCTGTGGGGCCTCGGCACGCCGACCTTCACCAATGGATCGGGCTATCTCGCGGGCGGTCTCACGCTCAGCTTGATGGGGGGCGGTTCCGGGGCCGGCTTCACGGCGGGCAGTTACACGCCGGTTCAGAGCTTCTGGGCCGCCTTGGCTCAAGCCATCAACGTCGGCACTCTTCAGCAGGGCCGATCGCGCTACATCGTGTTCACGCCCGGCACTTCGACGGCTTCGCCGACCCTTGGTGTCGCAAGCCTTCTCACCGGCGGTACGGATGGCGCCGGCGGCGTCAACTCCGCCATCATGGTGGGGCAGGACACCCAGCCCAGGACCGGCATGTACGCCCTCCGTAGGGCTCGGGTCGACGCATTCGCGCTGTGCGACGTCACCGATCCCTCGACGTGGGGGGCGCAGCTTTCCTTCGGCATCTCCGAAAGCGCATTCCCGGTCACCGCGACGGCGGCCGGCGACACGATCCTTGGTGCCGTGGCGACGCGAGCCTCCTTCGGCATCGACGATCCATCGATTTGGATCCTCCAGGGAGACTGGCCAACCGTCTACGACGATACCGCCGGCTATTCGCGCCTGGCCTCGCCGCAGGCTGTTGCCATCGGCCGCCTCGGCAATCTCAGCCCCGAACTGTCGCCGATCAACAAGCCGTGCGTCTCCGTCCTGGCAACACAGACGTCGTCGTCCGGGGTGCTGATCTCCGACGCCGACGAAGCCAACGCCCAGGTCGGCGGCATCGACCTTATCGGCAAGTCGAGCGCGCTGAACGCCGACTATTTCACCTTCCTGACCGGTCGGAATGCGTCGAGCAACACGGCTGCGAACGGAGTGGAATATACCCGCCTCACGAACTTCCTAATCAGGTCGATCGATGGTGGCCCGGCCCGCAGCATCGTCGGTCGCCTGCAATCCACGCGTCCCGACGATCCGACGCGCGCCGATGCGAAGAATTTGCTCGACAACTTCTTTCAGGGCCTCGTGGACCCCGACTCCGGCTCGGGCGGCTACGGCAAGATCGACAGCTTTTCGGTCGTCTGCGACCTCACCAACAACCCGTTGACGCTGCAGGCCATGGGCTTTCTGTTCGCGTTCTGCACTGTACGGTATCTGAATACCGTGCGCTACTTCGTGATCAAGCTGGCGGGCGGCGGCAACGTCACCGTGACGTCCCAAGCGACACCACCTTCGGTTTCTCAGCTTCTCTGATCCCATCCAATCTCAGTTTTAGGAGGTCGCGGTGGCGATCAATCGGCAAAGCGTCGGTCGTGACTATTCGATCGGCCTCTATGACAACAATACGTCGAACACGGTCGATCTCGGCATCGTCGAGGGGTGGAAGTCGAGCGCCAAGAAGCACGACATCAAGTCCATGCCGTACAACGCTCCGCCGCTGTTCGGCTACATCCCGGACGGCTACGGCGGGCACTTCACCCTGAAGCGCACCAATCCCAACCTGGAAAACCTGTTCCTGCAGCTCGTGGCGCTGTTCAACAGCGGCGGCGACCTGCTGCCCGGCTACATCAACCAGACAACGCGCAATTACGGTGGGACCTACTCCCGCTACCAGTACAAGAAGGCGGTCTTTTTCCTCACCGAGGACGCCGACGTCACCCGCGAGAAGGTCGTTCCGATGACGGTCGAGTGGATGGCTTCGGAGAAGGTGGTTGTGGCCTGATGGCGACGTACTCCGAAACCGTCAAGGCGCGGTACGACGCCGTTGAGCGCGAGGCCGACACGTTCGGCCGCATGATCTCGGTGAAGCGGCTGCGTCCGGCCGAGATGCAGACCGTGCGTCGCATCGTCGAGAGCGATTCCATGTCGATCATGGGCGATGCCACGGTGGCGGCGTGCGTCCGCGAGATCGACGGCATCATCTACCCGGCGCCGAAATCCCAGATCGATCTCGATATCGTCTTCAACGTCCTCGACAACGAGGGCATGCAGGCGGCCGGCACGGCCTGGGTTCGGCTGATGGGCCTCGACAAGAAGGCCGGTGATCCGGGTGCGGAGGCAGAGGACCCGGCAAAAAACTCAGCAGCGACCCCAGCCTGAGACAAGCCCTCTGGCTAGTCAAGAATGGGGTCCCGCTCGACGTCGCCATGGATCTCGATCCCCACGAGTCCATGGCATGGGCGGTCATCTTCCGCGAGTTGGAGACCGGAGAGACATACGACTTCGATGAAGGGACGTGGTCTGGCGATGACGGGTAGGATCGTCATTGTTTCCTGCCTGGCGTTCGGGCGACAAGCGAAGCTCGTTTGAGGTCGGCGCGGAGTTTGCTGACACCTTCGCTGCTGAAGCTGAATTCCATGGCGGGCAGGCCACCTAGCGTGAACCGCACCGCGGTCTCCCCGGTAGGCAGGACACCCACTGCAAAATCAGGGCTGCCGACAAATGAAACGGTCCGAAGCTCCAGCGGCAAATCAGGTTTCGGCAGAGCCTCCAAAGCCTGCTGAAGGGATGTCAGGAGGAACAGAGCCTCGCTCGCGCTTAGAGCCAGTGGCGTTTGAGACGGGCTTTCGTCCCCTGTGTCCAGTACGATATGGGTCGGGCTGGCCGAAGCCTTGAGAACGGTCATTCGGGATCGTCCCGATGTGGCAAGTAGCCCTTGGCGGTAAGTGCCTCGGTGAGGATGCGCCGGATGGCTTCGGGACGCGAGGGGGCATCCGGGAGAGCCGAGAGGTAGGCGTCGAGGGCGGCGAGCTGCCGAGGCAAAAGCCGGACGTGCATTGACTCGCCTCGACCCGTAGTTTTCGGCCGGCCGCGTTTTTTCTGGGTACCACGTATTGACTGGCTCATGAAATAAGGGTACCACAAACAAATCGGGCCGCCAAGGTGTTCCACCACCAAGGCAGCCCTAACCACCCCGATCCTATGGAGATCGACATGGCTACCTCTCCCTATCTCAATCCCGGCCTCGCCTTCAACCGATCGGCCATCATGGCGGCGGTTCATGTCGAATGCCGCCGCATCATCGCTCGCGCCGTCGAGATCGGCTGCGCCAGGCCCGTCCGTTATGCCGTAGCGTTCCGCGACGCTTCGGCCACCATCTGGGCTGCCGCCCGCATCCATCGCGAATGCACGATCCGTGACGCCAGACTCGCCGTCCTGCCGATCGAGCACGCCAACCTCATCAACGCCCGCACCCATGCGCTGATGATCGACAGCACGCAGCGCATGGTGGTCGAGCTGGCCGCGATCGACGCACAGGCCGCCGCAATGGGAGTGCGGCTGTGAGCGCCCGCTGGTCCGCCATCGCCTCCGTCCCGCACGAGGACGGCAGGCAACAGCAGCTTTGGGCGGAAGGCGCCCGCGTCTCGGCCTGGGCTTGGTCCGACGGCAATCAGCGCTGGGAGCGTGAGGACGGCCTCCACTGGCCCGAGGGCGAGGATGGGCCGACCCATTGGTGTCCCATGGCGGAAGCGCCCGTCTTCGCCGCAGAGATCATGAAGGTGGCGGCATGACCGCCCCGCACGATCGCCGCGGCTTCCTCCGCGGCCTCGCCACCCTGCCGCTCATCGGCGGCTCGGTGGCCATCCTGGGCAAGCCCACGCAAGCGGCCGTGCCGGTCACGATGGACCTGATGCAGAGCTATCAGGCGTGGCTACACTACGAGCACCGCATGTTGTCCTACGAGATGGCCGGCTACGACGTCCGGCTGGCCCAGGGCATCGAGGGTTGCACCCACATGAACAACCCTGGTGCCGACTATCACTTCAGGCAGCCGTACACCGGCCGTCCCCTCGCCGGGTGGCCCGACGCTCCGCAGCCCTCGACCCGCGCGGCCGTGGTGCTGAGCGCGGTGGGGTGCCCGCTGGGCTGAACCACCGAACACCGAAATTCCCCTCCGCCAAGTGGGGATTAAGCGCGACCACGAGCTTCATCAGCCCGGCGGTCGCTTGTCGGCCACCCGTACGCGCTTCGGGTCTTGGCGGGCCGGCGCTGATGAGGACCAAATCCATGAAACTCCCCACAGTGGAAGTCGCCATCGTCAATCCTGCGATGGCTATCGAGTGGCTCAGCAACGCGCTGTATGAAAGGCAGCGTAAGCGGGCCGAATGGCACGTTCGCAGACTTTCCATCGAGATCACAAAGGGCCGCCTGATACCGGGCACGCAGATTCACTTCTGTATTCTGAATGGTAAGCAGAGGTTGATTAACGGGCAACACACGCTCGCCGCGATAGTCAAGGCCGACAAGCCTGCGGTCCTGACGATCCTTAGGACGGTGGTTTCCTCCGAAGAGGAGGTGGGCCAGTTCTATGGGCGTCACGACCGGCATCGTGGCCGCACCCCGCATGACGCGCTGGGTGCCATGAATATGGCCGCGAAGCTTGATCTATCGGAACCCGAGGTCAACGCTTTTGCCACCGGCCTTCGCTGGATTGAAAGCGGCTTCCGCCGCCTATCGGTCCACACCGACCCCGAACTGAGCGGGTCGAACGACCGCATTGCAGACTCTATGATGGAGTGGGGTAAAATTGCTGGTCTCTATTTCGATGCTGTCCGGAATGCTCATCATGGCATGAAGGCGGCGTTCAGACGTGGGCCGGTCGTAGCGGTCGGGCTAGCAACGTTCAAACACCAGCAGGATAAAGCGTCGCGGTTCTGGAGTGTTGCCGCCGACGAAGACGGGATGACCAAGAACGATCCACGCAAGGCGCTCAACGACTATCTTCGGAAGACCACGTCCAGTTCCGGTGATCCGATCCTCTACATGAGGAACGTGGCGGCAGCCTGGAACAAGTTTTATGAGGATGGGACCCTGACGTTTCTTCGGCCGAGTGATGCCGGGAAGGTCGGCATCACGCTTCGCGGGACACCGTATAAGGCCACAATCCGGAAAGGTGGCGTACAAGCTGGGAACGACTCTGACCCGACCCTTCGGCCGGCACCGAGCCAGGGCAATCTCGGCGAAGAGGCGAGGGCCTGATCGTGATTCGAGTTCAGGAAATCGCCGGCACGTCCTTCTCCTACGACTTGCTGACCAAAGATCAGGCGGTTTCGGCGAAAGCCGATGCTGCTTGGGTCCGCGAGCAGTATGCCACCCTGGAAACCACGGCGCTTGAAACCTCCGTGGCAATCGGTCGACGCCTTCTTGACGCGCGAGAGCGGATCGGTCACGGCCATTTCCTGCAATGGGTGGAGAAGGAGTTCACGTTCGGTCGAATGACCGCAAACCGCATGATGAACGCTGCCGAGCGGTTTGGAGAAGATGTAACACGCGTGTTACATTTGCCTCAGCGCAGCGTCTATCTCCTGGCCTCACCGTCAACGCCCGAGAGTGTCCGTGGCGAGATCCTCGCCAAGCCTCCCGAGGACGTTCCCTCTTTCGATCAACTTCGCGATTTGGTGAAGGATGCCAAGGCGAGCGAGCGAAAGGCCCGCGAGATCGCCAAGATGCCCGCGCCGCAGCGTAAGCGGGTTGAGCGTCAAGAGACAGCCAAGGCGAAGGAAGACGAGCGGTGGCGGGAAGAGCAGCGTCGGGATAAGGATGCGGCGGCCGCGGCGGTCGCTCGCCTTCAAGAGCATCTCGGTGATAGCTTCGCCGAGATCGGCTCCCTCATTCGGGAGGCCGGCGCCATCAGATTTCGCGAGGCGCTGATTATGGCGCTGGAAGCCAGTAACTGACGGAAAGCCGCACGTCGCGTTGTCCGCAGACATGCTTGACGACAAGCCAACGGATTGACCTCTCCATCGCCGGCCGCTTACCCTATCACCTCTGGACTGCAGGGGTGGACGGCTATGAATCGATTGGCCTTCGTCGCTTTGCTCATCATGGTGTCGGGGGCGCAAGCGGGTTCTCCGTTCAACGAGCCTACCGAAGCGCAGAAGCGCAAGATTGTCGTCCCCGATATCAAGGCTCTCACCCACTGCATTGCGCGGATTACGCTGGCGGACCCGGATGGGGCTGTGCAGTACCGCGCCGGGCTGCTAGCGAGCTATGTCCCACGACAGCTTCAGAAATGTCCGGCCGAGATGAACGCGCTCCTTGATCTCTATGAAACGACCTATGGGGAGGGAGAGGCCGAGCGGTTCATTCGAGGCCCTTATCTCTCCGACCTGCCGCGAGCCGTCCTGTCCGTGATCCGCTCTCAGCTAGATGCTAAGGTGGAGGCCGCAAAGCGTTCGGAGGAAGCGGCAGACGAGGCCGATCGCGCTCGTCAGGCCAATGTGAATCGCCGGCTCGAAGAAGAGCGCGCCGCGACGATCCGGGCAGAGGCAGAAACGAAGGCGGCCGAGGCGAAGGCGGTGACGGAAAGGCAAGAGCGGGTCGATATCGCCATGCGTTCCATGGTCGTGCTCCGGGACAAGTTTTATGAGTGTGTCGATCGTCAGCTTCCTGGCTTGGTGAAATCGGGCGAGACGGCCGATGTCCTCGCCAGTGTCGCGATGACGATATGCGGACAGGATCTCCAACAGGTACAGGATTCGGCCATTCAGGTGTCCGAGGCCAAAGGGGAAAGCCCGGACAACGATGTGGCGCAAAGCTTGTTGCGAGCGCAGATCAAGACGCTCGTTAAGAACCGCGTCGTTGCCGATGCAGTCCAGGCTAAGGCCGGCGTCGGTGCATTCTCGTCACCCGGTAAATACTGAGTCATAGCTTCGGGCTAGCGATCATCGGCTGCATTGAGGGATCGGACGTTCGTTAAACCGTCCATCTCACTCCCACTGCGCTACCCCACCGTGGCGCGAGCAAGTCCCGCGTCGGTGTTCCGATAGGCTATGGCTTCCATCCCTGCAGATCGCTGTCTCGCCTGGGATGTGGCCAGTGACGCATGCCGGGTCACGGATCTCATGCCCCGAGCTGTTGGTGTAGGTACCGTGAGCGTCGCGACAGGCGGGGGCTGTCGCAACTACCTGATCATGTCCATCTTCGCTTGCATCTTCATTTACGCTCGGGCGTCCAAAATTAAGGACGGCATCCGATCCAGGTCCAGTGATCATGTAGGATGTCTGGAACTTGCCCTCGTGGGTGTCGGCCGTACATAGAACGTAAGAACCTGACCCCAAATGCGACACGTTGCATGATCCCGACGCGGGCAGGATACGAGGCTTGCCGTTGGTTCCCGCGAGTACCTCGCGCACGGAAGCGGAATAGGAGGAATCAGTCGGTCGGCCTGCGCGTTGTGGATCAAGTACAAAAGATAGGCCGGCGTCTGCTGTTCCAACCATTCCACCGAACGTAAGTGAGCTTCTCCCGTTGACGTTATCAACGTTCTGTTTAAGCTCGTCGTAGCAGTGACCAGAGTAGTTTTGCCCGGCGAAGATGAAGGTGCCACACTTGCCGCTAGCCGTTTGCGCAGGGCTGGCGAGGCAAAGCGAGGCCGAGGTGATTACGGCTGCGGTAGCGATGACGGCGAGACGCATAGGTTCCTCCCTCAAACGAGGGCGGAAACATGGCATTTGCGGTCGGAATGAGTCAATCCTGGCGTCTGGAATGCGGCCAAGCATGATCCTACATAGCCTCTCCATGGACATGGAGAAGACGATGGAGGAAGCCCGGTTGCCGCTTGATTCTTCGCGAAGGGATGCAGATTGATCCCTCTCGCGGACGTCATTGCCGGACTGAAACGCAACGAACTCGCTCTCAAATTTGCCCTTGAGCGGGAAGTTCGGCTCGGTATGGAAGAAGCGGCCAAGCTCGCCAAGGGTTTCATCGGACAGGAAGGGCCGGGATGGGCTCTCTTGGCCGAATCCACCATCGCCGACAAGGAAAGGCAGGGCTACGAGACACCCGCGCCGCTCTTGCGCACGGGTGAGCTGCGCGAATCGATCAAGGGTGAGGCCGAGTCGGTCCCGGGCGGCGTGCTGGGCATCGTCGAGTCGGACGATCCGACCGCGCTGTTCCACGAGATCGGCACAAGCCGCGAGCCCCCCCGGCCGTTCCTCGGTCCGGCTCTCATGTTGACCGAGCCGATCCTCGCGACCGCGCTGAACGAACTCGCCGTCCGCCTCGTCACACCCGGAGCCCGTCCATGACTGAGGTTGTCAACACCGGCGCCGTCTTCAAACTACTCGACGAGTTCAGCAGCCCTTTGCGGAAGCTTGTGGCGGGCCTGGACGCGGCCGGCAAACAATCGACCGAGCTACAGGTCAAACTCGACAAGCTCGGCCTTGGTGGCGTCGTCTCCAAGATGCGTGGCGAGTGGTCCGAAATGGATCGCGACTCCAGCGCTGGCGTCGACAAGATCCTGAAGACCATGGGCCGGCTTGGGCCGGAATCAGGGGCCATCTTCGGCGAGATGACGAAGGGCGCCAAGGCATCGTTCGGGGAGATCAACACTTCCGCGAGCGGCCTTTCGACCGAAGTCGTCGGCACGTTTGGCGTGCTGAGGTCGAAGGCGGTGACGGAGTTGGGTGGCATCGGCGTCGCGACGCCCGAGGCGCTCGCCTCCATCGACCTCGCGGCAACCGGGCTTTCGAGCGACGTCCTGACCAGGTTCGCGGGATTGAAGACCGGCGCCGTCGCGGAACTGCAGGGCATCGGCGGCGCGGCGCCGGAGGCACTCGCCGGGGTTCTGACGGCGACGGTGGCGATGCAGTCGGACGTTCTTTCCGAGATGCGCGCGACGGCGACGGGCGCGATCGAAGCCTTGCGGGGCATCGGCGCGGAGGCGCCCGGTCTGTTCACTCCGATCGTCTCGGAAGCCGCGACCGCAGCGAACGGCGCCATTGCCGAGCTGGCGCGCGTGAACGAGGCAGTTCGCGCATCCGTGGCCGGGATGGCGGGCCTCACGGCCGAGGCGAACGCGGCAGCCACAGGGGCGAGCACCATCGGCACGGCAGTCGCATCACTCCCGAGTGCCGCAAAGGGTGGTGTCATTCAGGACGCCGAGGTTGCTGCGGGATCGAGTGGGGTCGGCCGTGCGCGCCACGGTGGCCCGCACTTCGGCCGCGTCGGAACCGAGATCCCAGGCGGTCACGCATCCCTCGGTGGCGGTCCCGCCATGGCGGCGGCCGGCGTCATCGGCTACGGCGTCTATGAAGCCGCCGAGATGCGAGACGAAGTCAATCGGCTCATGATCACCGGGCAGGTCGATGCCGAGAAGTGGGGGGCCACCCGAGAGCAACTCGGCAAGCTGCTGATGGACTCAGCCTCTCTCACAGGGTTCAGCGTCAAGCAGGTCGGCGAGGCGCTGTCCAAGTCCGAGCGCGCCATGTCGGGCCTCGACGTTCAGACCAAGATGAGTGTCACCAAGGAACTTATCCCCTATGCCGCAGCGGAAGCGAGGTTGAAGGAGACCTCCCTTGCCGAGTCGCTGCAGGCTATGGTGGGCCTCGCCCACATGACTGGTGTTTACGAACCGGACAAGATCAGGGATCTTGCCCGCAAGTTCTCCTACGTGTCGCTTTCGACGAACTCTTCACTTCCACAGTTCGAGAAGACGTTGTCCTATTCCATGCCGATCCTTCGGACGGGCATGGGAATGGATCCTGACACGATCATGGCTCTCACGGCCGTGAGCCAGAACGCCGGCATCACGAGCACGAAGAGCGGAACCTGGCTGCGGAGCTTCTTTCAGGGTTCCGAGCCGGAGGTCGGCGACGGCGAGCACGCGAAAAAGCATAACGCCGCGTTGCGCAAGATGGGCCTGCTCAATGATTACGACATGCCGACTTGGAAGGTAACGGGTGCGGACGGCAAGACGGATTGGAACGCCAGCGTTGCCAAGGAGGGCGGGATTATCCAGCGGCACCTTGCCGGCGTGCCCATCGACCAACGCATGAGCGTCGTGGGGAAAATCTGGGGCGAACGCGGCGGCGCCACGGCGACCATGCTGTCTATGAACACCTTCGTGGATCAGTTCGTAACGCTCGCCGGTAAGATCCAGAAGTTCAAGGGTGGCGCCGATGCTTTGGAAGAATACGCGAAGGACAACCCCCTGCAGAAGGGGCGTGAGGCATGGCGCGACTTCCAGAACGTCTTGATCGACATCGGAAACACGACCCTTCCCACTGTCAACTCGGCTCTCACGAACCTCGATATCGTCCTTAAGGCGCTCCCCGCGGATTGGGAGGCCACGAAGAAGATGTGGGGGGTTCAGGTGGACAATATGAAGGCGGCCCTCACCGGCGATCGGCCGCCCATGACTGCGGCCGGCCGCGCGCTCCCGGATCTTGCAAACCAGGGGATGTCCGACTTCCTGCTCGGCCGCGTGCCGGGCGTGACGTCCGGTTCCATTTGGGGAAGCATCTGGAACCAAATCAATCCGGTCGGCACCGCGCATGCCGAGGGTGCTATCCCCCATCCGAATGGGCCTCTGCCCGGCATCGACATGGGCGCCGTCACCGGGCAGGCCGCTGCCGCGATGGCGGGTCATCTTGGCATGCCGAAAGGAATCGATCTCAGCGGCGCGCTGGAGAAGGCGACGGGCGGCCTAATACCTTCGGCCCATGCCGCAATAGCCGGCATGCATCCGGCATCAGGCATCATCGAAGACCGCGCGTCCCGTGCTCGTGTCACCGATACCCTTGAACTCTTACAGGATCGCGCCCGCGCCAACGTCTGGCAATTCGGCCAGCTCAACGATACGACGGGCATCGTCAAGGCGTCGTTCGATGGGTTGAACACGCGGGCGACCGGCATAACCGGCGCGCTGGCATCGTTCTCAGCCGCGCTCGATGCGGCGACGGCCAAGGTCTACGGCCTGTTCGGCGGTGGGGCTGGTGCCGGGGCCGGTGACGTCGGCGGCGGTTCGGACTTCACCAATGCCGCATATACGACCTGGGACAGCCCTGGAGGCGGTTCTGGTGGGGGTTCGGGCCGGTCCATGCCGTCCATCCGTTACGGACGGGCGCATAGCGGGGCTGGCAGATCCCTTGTCGATGGTCCGGTCGGACGGTTTTCCGCTGGCGGAAGCTTTGCGCAGAAATCCCCCGAGATCATGTCGCGGCTGATGGGAGATTTCAGCCTCGACGCGCCGATGGCCGCGAAGATCATGGGCAACATCGGCCACGAGTCGATGGGGTTCAGAGCATTCAACGAGATCGGCGGTGGCGGCGGGATCGGTTGGCCACAATGGACGGGTTCACGCAACCGCGAGTTTCGCGCTTGGTCTGCCGCGAACCATCTGGATGTGCATTCCGACGAGGCCAACTATGGCTTCCTCAAGCACGAGCTGGCAGGTCGCTACGCCAGTAGCATAGCTGGGCTAAAAGCAGGCGGCAGCCTCGAAGGCTTCGAGCGGTCGTTCGAAGGGGCTGGCGTGAAGGCCTATGGTAGCCGTCACGCCTATGAACGCGCCGCCCTCGCTGCCTATTCGCATCGCGGCGCCACCGTATCGGCCGGCCGACCCGCCGCCACCGTCTCGGCTCCTCCGCCCCGCAAGGTGAGCCCCGGCGCGCCGGCGGGCGGCAACATGACGACGGCGATGAACGACGCCCGGCCGCAACAGCACCACATTTATCTCGACGGGAAGAAGATCGCCCAAGTCGTCACGAAGCACCAAGCATCCGCCATGCGCTTCCCGAACAGCATGGGTGGTCCCGACCCCCATAGCCACTACGTCTCGCCAGGGACTCCTGTGAGCGACGCTGCGTGAGTTACATCGACGCCACTGCCGGCGCGGGAAGCAACGTCCGAACGCCTCGCGTCTGGCTTTCCCTCAACGGCGCCAAACTGCCCTGCATCTCGGCCACTGTGACGCGGAAATCCGAGCGGCAGGCCGACACGTTCGAAGCCGAGCTATCGGTCGACGAGACCGCTGTGGCCGGCTACGGCTATGCCGAATGGGCCGACTACCAGCCAACGGACGTCGAGATCCTGATGTCTCTCGACGGGAGCGATGCTGTTTCGGTCATCACGGGACAGATAGACGAACCGCATATCCATTGGGGCGAATGCACCGTCACGGTTTCGGGCCGGGACAAATCGGGGCCTCTCACCGAAAAGCGCCGCTCTCAGCAGTTCAAAAACCAAAAATCAGGCGATATCGCCTCGACGATCGCTCAGGATCATGGCCTCACGGCCGCGGTTCAGGCGACCGAGGATTTCGCCGGCAAGATCTATGACGTCGACACAAACCACCTCGTGTTGAACCTCTCTGATCATGAAATTCTCTCGCGCCTCGCCGATCGTGAGGGGTTCCGATGGTATGTCGACGGAACGACCCTGAATTTCGAGCCGAAGGGCACCGATGCGGGGACCTTCAACGTTCAGTGGGTTCCGCCGGACGGACAAGGCCAGGTCGGGTTCGCGACATGCACCGATCTCGAAACGCACCGCAACATGACGGCGGCAAGACCGCACAGCCTGGCGGTGCGGTCTTGGCATCACCGGGATGCAAAAAAGTACGACGGGGTCAATCAATCGGGCGGTGTCGGCCCTACCGTGGAAATCGAGCACCACCACAACGGGCGCAATCAAGCCCAGGTCGATAAGCTGTCGAAGTCGCGCCTCAAGGAAGCCATCCGGCACGACTGCAACATTGTCGTCAAGGCGCCGGCCGATCTCACCGTCACGCCACGGCAGAAGATGAACCTCTCGGGCACGGGGACGATCTTCGACCAGCTCTATGACGTGGACAGCGTCGAATTGACGATTGCCTGGGGAAGCGGTTCCGAAATGAGTGTCACCGGGAAGATCGCCAAATCGGGCCGGGATGGTTCCGACGATACCGGCGCCACGCAATTCTCGACCGTTCCCCTCGGTCAAGGCGGGATCGGCCACGCATGACCGATACAGACGAGCTGATGAGTCACATCAGACGCATCGCGCAAGAGGTCATGGGCCGCTCGCAGTTCAAGGGGACGCTTGTCTGCACGGCCTATAATCCGCAGACGCATGCGGTGAAGGGTATCATTCAGCCGCATGGGATCGAAAGCGGATGGGTTCCGCTCGCGGCGCTGCACGTCGGCAACGGCTTCGGCATCGCGGTTGGCCCTCGCGTCGGGGATCCTAAGAAGCTTGATGGGCAAGTCTTCGACCTTCACTTCGACGGTGGCGATCCCGACACGCTCGTGGCGCACCACCGGCAGTTCTCGAATACCGAAAAACCTCCCGTGGTCCAGAGCGGCGAGATGCTGCTACAGCACGAGAGTGGCAACAAGGTCTTCTTCGCGGCCGACAAGAGCGTGACCGTGCTCGGCCAGAACGGTTCCCAGACCAAGCACCACACCGATGGCAGGATCAGCATGAAGCCAGCCACGGGCAAGAATGCCTATTACGGCGGCGATCCCGACCAGGGCGGCAATTTCGATCTCGTCAAAACCGTCAACGGGACGGCACAGAACGTCATGGCGAAGATCGGCTGACCTCGTGCCCAACGACATCCTCGCACTCGGCCCCTTCCTGTTCACGGACTTCGCCGTTCCCGAGACGCTTCCGGGTGGCGGCAAGCAGCAGCTACGCGTGCATAAACTGCCGGGAGGCGACCGCATCGTCGATGCCATGGGGCCGGACGACGATGACCGCTCATTCGAGGTGCTGCACGTCGGCTCGGGTTCGGCGGACGACGTCCTGCTGTTGGATCAGATGCGGATTTCCGGTCTGCCCTATCCCTACTCCAACGGCATGGAAGCCCGCATCGTCGTCATCGTGTCGCACACGTGGAAGGTGGAGAAGTTCCCCAACGTGATCCATTCGTCGCTGACCCTGACGCCCGTCGACAATCCGGGCGGATCAGGCGCTGCCGTATCCTCGATCGACAGCCTGATCGGTTCGGACCTCGGTGGCGCCAGCGGTGTCGCCGCCGCCAATGTCGCGAACTCGGTCCCGCTCGGTCAGGGCGGCATCGGTCACGCATGATCCCGGCGCAAATCACGTCCGACCTCGCGCTACTGTCGGCATCGGTACAGGACGCAGCCCCGATCAAGACCGCCACGCCGTTGCGCAAGGCTGCCCTGGTGTCGGCGGGCCTCGCGCTGGTAACCGAAATCGACACCGGCCTCGCCGGGGCCGTGGGAAGCCTCGACGCTGCCGACCCCGCTGGATATGCGGGCGATCTCGTCACCGCGCTTATGGGCCTCGCCACGGCCGCCTATGACCAGGCCACGCTCGCCGACATGCGCGGCACGGTCGGACGCGCGGTGTTCAACCTTTCGGTCGCGACCGGAACGGCACTGACGAAGCCATCTCAGAATAGGCCGCTTCCTGCCCCACTGGCTATTCCGGCCATTCCTGTTCAGCCAGCGCCGGTGCCAGCACCGGTCGTCGTTCTGCCAACTATCTCGGCTCCCGCCGCCGATTTCACCATCGCATCCAACAGCGGCTTGATCGCTGCCATAGCCGCTTAGGGACACGCCGATATGTCTCTTCCAACTCTTGTCGTCACGCCCGGCACCGGCACGACCATCAACACGCTGCCGCCGGGCGGTCAGGCACTGGGGGCGTCCTCGCTCCCGGTCGTCATCGCCAGCGATCAACCCGCGGTCCCCGTCACCAGTACGGTTCCAGCCAACCTCGCGACGGCGCAGGCCTCTGTCGGAACTACTGCGACGCCAATCGTACCAGTTCGCACCGGCCGCGCCGCTGTGACGATCGAAAACCACGGCACCACGCCGGTCTATATCGGCGCCTCTGGCGTGACCGCCACCACGGGCATTCTGCTGCCCGGCACCGTAGGGGCATCGATCACCATCCCGACGCAGGCCGCCGTCTACGGGATCGTGGCAAGCGGGACGCAGGTCGTCGGCGCTTTGGAAACCTACTGACGTGGGGCAGGAACTCGCCGTTCCAGGTGCACCGTCGATTGGTCGGTTCAGCAGTGGATTCCGTCTGTTTGGGTCTTTCTTCGCGACCTCGGGCGGAACTGTCATCCCCAACGTCATTCTCTCCACCGATCCCGGACAGGACGTCGATGACGCCGCCGCCATGGCCATGCTGTGCGTCATGCACAAGCGCGGCGAAATCATTTTAGCCGGGGTCATCACCTGCCCGGCGGTGAACAGTGCGCCATCCACGGCGCGGCTATTGCTGGATTACGCTGGCCTGACCTCAGTTCCGGTCGCAACCCGCACCGCCACGAACATCAGCCAGTCGGACTACTTCGACGCTCAGTTGACATCCGCCTTCAACTACACGGCTGCGCGGTCGAGCTTTCCCGATGCCCTCACGACGTTCCGCACGCTGCTTGCGGGTTCTCCCGACGGCAGTGTCATCATCGCCTGCATCGGGCCTGACGCCGATTTAGCCGACCTGCTGCGCTCGCCCGGCGACGGCATCGACGCCAGAACCGGCATGTCGCTCGTGCTGGCCAAGGTGCAATTCGTGGCCATGCAGGGCGGAAACTACAATCCCGCGTCAAACGTGACGACGGGATCGAACGACTTCAACTGGCAGGGTGCGCTCGCCGATGCCGCCTACGTTATCGCCAACTGCCCGGTGCCGATCCGCCTTGCCGGTTACGATTTCGGGCAGAACACCTTCATCGGCCCGCTTCTGTCCTCCCCGGCGGCATCTAACCCGTTGAAGAAGGCATACGACCTTTACCAGACCAATAACAGCCCATCGATCGTCGACAGTGCCACGCGCCGCCAGCGCGCCGGCTTCGATCCGATTGCAGCAAGCCTCGCGGCGGGTCTTAAGACGCAATACACACTTCAGCAGGGCACGGTGACGCTGGATGGCACCACCGGCAACTATAGCTTCACCAAGAACACGACCGGCCAGCACTTCTATGCGACCGGCACCGGGACCACGGCCACGCTACAGGCCTATCTGAACGACTATCTCGACAGCTACGACCAAGGCGCAACGGCCCCTGCCGCGCCGGTCTTCAGCGTGTCGGAGGCCGCGCAGGGCAGCGTCGTGTTCAACATCGCGGCGCAGTTCTTCACCACCTACACCTACTCGACGGACGGCGGCACGACGTGGGTCGCGATGCCCGCGAACGCCACCCTCACCACCCTCACTCCGGCCACGGCTTACTCGCTCCTGCTACGGGGATCGCGCTACGGTTTAACGGGTCCGACTTCCGCCCCGGTCGCCTACACCACGAAGGCTGTCGTCGCGCCGACCAGTATCGAAACCGTGCCGGGCGTGCTGCGCCACTTCGATTTCACCACGACAGCACTTATGCTGCCGAACCCCGTAGGGACGGGGCGTATTACGTCGGTCGCCGATACGGCGGGTTCGTCGAACCCACTTGCGCCAGATACCGGACAAGGCCCCATATTCGTCACAGCGTCCGACTTCGGGGCAACGCGCCCGGCTATCCGGTCGGTCAATGGCGACACGGCTGGCGGGAACGTCACAGGTGCCTATGCCCGGTTGTTCGGCAACATGCCGGAGTTGGTCGGTAAGACGGACTTCGCCATGTTCCTGACGAATAGTGTCAACAATGACCGGAACGACGGTGGTCGCATCCTGTCGTTAGCGAGCGGGGGTAATACCGATTACCAGGCGGGCGGGTTCTTCATCTGGGTTCCCGCTGCCAACCGCGCCACACTTCAGTTGGCAACTGGTGCGCCGAGCTACGTCCTGGGAGCTTCCTCGCCGTTGACACATGATGTGCCCATGCTGCTCGCCGCCATCTGCACGGCGGGTCAGATGCAGTTGTGGGTGAACGGCGTCGCCGTCGGGTCTACGATCGCCATGAGCGTCGTCGGCTCGGCTCCGGTACTTTGCATAAGCCGACAGGCCACGGCCGACGGCAACGTGATCTTCGGCGACTACGCCGGGTTCGTCGTGCTGAACAACACGCCTACGACGTCCAATCGCCAGTACGTCGAGGGCAAACTGGCGTGGTCCGCGACTGGCGACGGCTCGCTGCTGCCCGCCGGTCATCCCTACAAGACCGTGCATCCGTAAGGATCATCATGTCAGCTCAGATTGAGGCCGACTTCCTCACAGCCGAGATCGTGAGGTTGCAACAGCGGCTCGCTACCATCACGGCCCCGCCCGTGGCACCGAAGAAGCGCGCCCCCATCGCCTTGCCTGGCGTCAACATCGCGAGTGCCGAATTCGCGTCCGACAAGCTGCCGGGCGTCATGGGGCAGAACTACGTCTATCCCGACGATTGGGTGATTACGCCTTGGGCCGCCAAGGGCATCAAGCTCATCCGCATTCCGTTCCTGATCGAGCGGATTCAGCCGGTGAACCACGGCGAGTTCTCGGGTCCCGATATCGCGGCTCTTGATCGCATTGTCGCCACCGCCGCGAGTGCGGGACTGACGGTCGTGCTCGACGCTCATAACTACGGGCAGCGCGCCGGGGCCAAGATGGACGTCGAGGACGCCCCGAACTTCTGGTGGCGCATGGCGACGCGCTACCGCCACGCTTCCAATGTCATGTTCGGCATCATGAACGAGCCTTCGGCCTGGTCTCCGGTCGACTGGCAGGTGACGCTGCGCAAGTGCGTCGCCGGGATCCGGGTCACTGGCGCGAAGCAGACCATCATGGCACCGGGCGCCGGATGGAACGGGGCGCACGACTTCGTCGCGGGCGGCAACGCCGCGGCGTTCGAGGGCTTCGCCGACTCCAATTTCATGGTCGAGGTCCATCAGTACCTCGACGGCGACAACTCCGGCTCGCACCTGCAAGAGTATGCCGCCGGCAAGGGCGCGACGGTGCTGGCCGATGTCACGACATGGGCGCGATCCAAGGGTTACAAGCTGTTCCTTGGGGAATTCGGCTTTGCCATGCCGGCCGGACAGGTCGAGGCGACCGCGATGCTGCAATTCATGACGGACAACAGCGACGTGTGGGCCGCCTATGCGATTTGGGCGGCCGGGCAATGGTGGAGCGACTACGCGTTCAGCATCGAGCCTGACAAGGCCGATAGGCCGCATCTTGCGGTGCTGCAGAGCTTCATGGGAAGGCTGGCATGACCACGAAGCACTGTTCAACGTGTAGATTTTGGGATGCCTCGTTCTCGGCCCACAAGGCCGCCTTAGGCAAGCATTTCGTCGCTCGTGAAGGCAAGGAGGGAGTTTGCCTTCGTGCAACCAGAGAGGGAAATGACAGCGGTTCCCTCGCTGTACCTGTCATGTTTCGCTCTTGGGCTGAGACCTATGCCGATAGGACGAACCAAGTAATCATCCGGGATCTCAATCTTCTGACTGCGCCCGACTTCGGCTGCGTCATGCACGGTGACAAGGCGTAGCGGTGGCCGATCCTTCCACCCCCTACATCGGATCCGGCCTGCCGGCCAAGATCGTCGAGACGGACGGCATCACGACGCTGTTCCGCTACGCCGCTCGCGAACTCGGAGATGCCCTGGCTTGGTGGCAGATTGCCGAGCTGAACGGCCTGTCCGATCCGTGGGTTGGCGCGGGAATTTCACTGCTGATCCCCGCCAAGGGACAGGCCAGCTACGACGGGTTGCCCCTTGCCTGACTTCGACGTGATCTGACCGAGGTCGAACATGCCAGATCTATCGTGTCAGTGGCAAGGAGATTTTGACCTGACACCAGATGGTGATTTGGTCACCGTCGATGGCATCACTCTCGATAACGATCACATTGAGCGGCGCCTACTCACGGCTGTGTCTGGATATACTTTCCACCAGGACTATGGGGCCGGTCTGCCGCAACGCATCGGCCTCACCGCGCTCGAACGCGGCATCAAGGCGATCGTCCGCCAGCAAATCTATCTCGAGGCCACAGTCGCCCGCATCCCGGCACCGGTCATCACGGTCCAGTTCAAGGCTGATGCCGCCGGGCTCTGTTCGATCCGCATCGATTACACGAATGCCGTGTCGAACACGACGGCCTCGATTGCTTTGGAAGTACCGGGTTCACGATGAGCACGTTGCAAACACGCGGCTTTTCGCAAATCGTCGGCTCGATCGCGGCTGGGATGCAGGGACGGATCACGTCCCGGTTCCTGAACTTCGCGATCGGTTCGATGCTGCGCGGCCTGGCGGAAGCCGTCGCCGGTGTCGCGCTGTGGCTGCAAAAGGAGAACCTCGACACCGCCAAGCTGACCCGGTTCGCGACGTCCTACGGGGCCGACGTCGACAGCTTCGTGGCGGACTTTCCGCTGTCCGGCGTCACCCGCCTCGCCGCGCAACCCACGACCGGCCTCTGCACGTTCTCTCGCTACACGGCTTCGGGGGCGACTGTCTATGTCCCAGTCGGAGCGATCGTCCAGACGGCCGATGGATCGCAGCGGTTCCAGGTCTATGCCGACCCCTCAAACGGCGCCTATGTGGCGTCCTACGCGGCACCCGGCTCGCTCGTGGCGACCGGCGGCTATGCCATGCCGGCACAGGTCGCATCGGTCATCGCACCGGCCCAAAGCGTCACCAACGGCACGACGGGGGCACCAGGGGCAAACGGAAATGTCGCGGCGGGTGTGATCACCAATATCGCGTCCCAGACCTTCGGCGTCGACACGGTCACCAACCCGGCCGCTTTTAGCAACGGAATCGACGTCGAGTCCGATGCTAGCGTGAAATATCGGTTCGGCCTCGCGGTCCAGGGAAGCGGCGGTGGTACCGTCCCCGCATACCTGTCGGCTATCGCCAATCTCAAGGTCGGCATGACGGCCACGGTGCTGCAGAGTCAGAACCTCGACGGCACCACGAACCTCGGCATGGTCTCCGTCATCGTGGATGATGGATCGGGGGCGATTTCCTCCGCATTGCTGGCCGCGGCACAGTCGGTCATCTCGAGCGATATCAGCGGAGTTCGGGCGGCCGGCATCAGGACCGGCGTCTATGCGGCCGTGACCCTGCCCATCAACGTCGTCATGCAGGTTACCAGCCTCCCCGGCTACATCCATCAGAACGTGGTTGCCGCAGTGGCAGCGGCGCTCGGGCTCTACATCAACGGGCTCGGGCAGGGTGCGACGGTCGGCTATTTTCCCCTCGCCGGTGTGGCTCAACGGGTCATCGGTGTCGGCGAGGTCATCCCGTCTTCCTACACGCTGAACAGCGGCACGGCCGATATTGTCGGGACGCCCCAGAACACGCCAAAATCCGTGAACCTTGTGATTTCCTGACGTGGCCGTCATCGACAGCACCGAGATGCTCCGGCGCCTCCGCAGTCTCGTCCCCCACGGATGGTTCGGCGACGTCGCACCGATCCGGGACATCGTCCTCGGCGGCGTCGCGGACGCGATGGTGTGGGTTAGGGCGCAAGGTCAGGTTGTACGGGCCGGTACGCGGCGCGCCGGCACGACGGGATGGCTGCTCGACGTCGATGCCTACGGGTTCTTCGGCACCACTTTCCTGCGCCATCCAAGCGAGTCTGACGATGCATGGCGCAAACGCTTCACCGATGAAATCTTTCGGCCTCGCGTCACCCGTCCGGCTATCGACAAGGCGCTGTTCGACCTCACGGGGCGACATCCGATCATCTTGGAACTCTGGAACACGGGCGACTGCGGCGGCTACGGTGTCCCTTCCACGGCTTATGGCGGCGGCGTGCCAAACGCGGCGTGGTCGGGCGGCTACGGGTCGGGGCAAGGTGGGTACGGCTCGGGCCAAGGCCATGAAGGCTACGCGATCACGCCGACGAATGCCTCGGTGTCGCCTGGTGCGGGTCGCTACGGCTCGATCGCCTATCCCTATCAGGTCTTCGTCACTGCATTTCGGCCGATGACGGCCGGCATTCCGCTGATCGGCGGCTATGGCACGACGAACGCCGGCTATGGCGCGGGCGCCCTCGAATACGCCGACATGAGCCAGGTCGGATCGACCGTCGCGGACGCCGACATCTACGCCTGCATCAACCGCACGGACGGGGCTGGCGTCACGGCCTGGGTCGCGATCCAGAACTGACGATCCTTTTTTCCTGAAACGCCCGCCCTGGCTCGTCGCCGGGGCGATGCTCCATAGGAGGCTTCCATCGACAGGCCACTCGTCTATCCTGGCCAGAATCCGCTCGAGACCGATAACCTCCGGCTCTCGCAATACGCGATGGTGGGGCTCGCCAAGGCGTGCGAGGCGGTGCTCGGCACCGCTCAGGCGGTTGCGGGCTTCACGTTGGCCCCCACGGCGCCCGCGAGCCTGTCGGCCGTGCTCGGGCCGGGACAGGTATTCCAACAGGCGCAGCTCGAAGCGACGCCGTTCTCGACCCTACCGGCGGACGGCCACACGGTCGTCAAGCAGGGCATCCTGCTTGATGCCCAGACCCTGACCTTCACGCCACCCGCGGCTGCCGGCTACGCACAGAACTTCCTTGTCGAGGTCCAGTATCAGGACGCCGACGCGGGCGCGACGGTGCTGCCTTATTACAACGCCGTGAACCCGCAGGTAGGGTTCTCCGGGCCGGGCGGCGCGGGGACGGCACAAAACACCGTGCGGCGCGGCGCCGTCGCGTATCAGATCAAGGCGGGCGTGGCCGCGACCGCAGGAACCCAGACGAGCCCAGCACCAGACGCGGGCTGGGCTGGGCTCTATGTCGTGACGCTGGCACAGGGCGCCACCACCATCACGGCCGGAAACATTACTCTCTATGCAGGCGCGCCCTTCATTCCGGTAACGCTGCCCGGCGTGCCGCGCGGTGTCCAGTCCGGCCAATGGGAGTTTGGCGTCGCCTCGGGCACCAATGCCTACACGGTCGCACTAAGCCCCGCGCCGCTCGTGCGCCCGCAGGGCATGGAAATCCTGGTCTACATTCCGCCGGGGCAGGCGAACACCGGTGCCGCGACGCTGAACGACGGCCTTGGTCTCGTCCCGTTCGTCCGGCAAGGCGGCGGCGCGCTAGCCTCGGGCGACGTGTCGGGTTTCGTGCCCATCGTCTTCGACGGCGCGAACTGGCGGGTTAACGGACCCGTTGCGTCCGACATCCTCGCGCTGATCTTCGCCAACGGCCTTGTCGGCCGGACGCAAACCTTCTTTACCTCCGGCACCTTCACGGTGCCGCCGAACGTCACCTCCGTCCGCGTCGAGATGCTCGGCGGCGGCGGGGCGGGCGGGGCCACCAATAACTCCACAGCCGGCGGCACGCTTGTCGGCAATAACGGCAGCGGCGGCGGCGCGGGCGGCTACTGCTACGCCAACTTCACAGGCCTAACGCCCGGCGCCACCTACGCGGTCACGGTCGGGCCTGGAGGTCTCGCGGCGGCCAACGTTGCCGGCGGCAACGGTGGCACTACATCGTTCGGCGCGCTTTGTTCTGCCACGGGCGGCGGGGGTGGCAATTCCGGGTCCAGCACGCAGTCATACGGTGGTGCCGGCGGCCTGGGCTCCGGCGGGCAGATCAACCTCTCTGGAGGTCAGGGTGGCGCTTCCGGCCCCAACACCGCAACCGTGACGACGTCCATGCTGCTTGTGATCTTCGCCCGAGGCGGGCTGGCGCCCCGCGGGCTCGGCTCAATCGACCTCTGCAGCACCGGCGGCGCTGGACAGGGCTACGGGAACGGCGGATCGGCTTCGTCCGGTGGCTCGGGCATCGCGGGCGGCAATGGCGCTTCCGGCGTCTGCATCGTGTCTTGGTAGGAGCCCGACATGGCAAACCTTTCTCCCATCGCTATCCAGGTCGTCTCCGGACTCGTCCAGAGTCTCATCCCTCCGCACCCCAACGGGTTTTCGCTCGAGGAATGCTTCCCGAACGTCGGCTCTCTCGACGCTAGCGGCAACGGCATCGTGCCGATCCCGGACGGCAAAACCGTCACGGTCGGCATGACATGGGACGGGACGAACTTCGGCCCGCCGCCGCCCACGCCGCCCGTCGTGCCGCGCCCGCGCACAGCGCCCGTCAGCACCCTGCTCGACGCCCTCTCGTCCTCGCAGCGCGCCACTGTCACGCCGGACCACATGAGCCGTCTCGTGGCCCGCGCCGCGACCGGACCCGTTGTGCTCGGCGACCCCAAGGTGGCTCGCGCCGCGGTCGACATGAGTATCACGCCGGACGCGTGGTTCACTTTGGCCGGCGTGTGATGCACCGTTAAGCCGATCTCCCTTCCACCCCGCCCGGTTCCGGCCCGAACGGGGGTTTCCGCACGCCGGATCACCACCAAGGATCATCCCTATGTCTTTCCTCAAAACCATCCGTGAAGATTTGGACAAGCTCGCTGGCCACACACTCGACCTCGGCAAGTTCACGGCCCAGATCGAGGCCAAAGTGACTTCCGAGATGGAAGCCTTCAAGGCCGAAATCATGGGCCGGGTCGACAAGATGCTGTCGGATCTCAAAGCGGAGATCATGGGCGGCGTCGAAGCCCAGGCATCGAAGGCCGTCGCGGCCCTGGGCACCGAGGTCGCCAGCATGACCGGTGGTGCGGTGTCGGATATGGCCGGAGCACAGCCGAATCCGACATCCACCGATTCAGCCCCGACCGCTCCCGTCGTCACCACGGACGCATCTGCTACCGTGATCGTGGTGCCGGCCGCGTCGAGCGTTCCGGGCATGGATCCGGCCACGGGCACTTCCGTTGCGCCGGGCACCACGGCCCATAGCGACACCTCGACGGGCGTCACCACGACGGTTCCGCATGACGGCAGCGCGCCGACCGCAGTGGCGGCTTCCGGTGCTGCCGTACAGCCCGAGCCAGCGGTGGTTCAGGCTGCGGTCGCGGCGAGTGCGGCGGCTGGCGTGACGGTGGCTGCGGCGTAAGCAGCCGCGCCTCGGTTCCGGATCATCCACATGCCCCTAGCCGAAACCTACACGTGCGCAGGCTGCCGGCGTGTGTTTCGGCTTGGCGATCCAGACCGTGCCGCAGCCGAAGCGGTGCGGACTTGTGTTGGCGTCGATCCCGAGGATTGCGCGATCGTGTGCGACGCCTGCTTTCACGAGATCTGGTTCGGCATGTTCGGTATCAAGCCGCCGGGCGTCGTGCTGCATTAGGAGTCCACGGAGCCGGATGGCGCCCGAGATGGCGGGAGAAATCCTGCAGCGCGCCGCCCTCTGGCTAAGAAGAACAGAGAGCGAACGAAACACCCGCTTTCACAATTGCGGGGCCTTGCGTCCCCGTGCGAACGGGGGGCACCATCGTTTCTCATTCCCGGTTCGCAACCGGGAAGAGCCGGCTGTAGTCGCCAGCCGCAGCGTGGGGAAGGGTTCAGCTTCCAAGGGCACGTACCCTTCCCCCGCCTCCCTCAATCCGCGTGCGACACGCGACTGAGATCCAATATGAACACCAGCGACAACCAAGCGAAACCTGTCTTATCCAAAGAGGCAGAAACTGCTGCTATCCGGTACACGAAAGAGGTACTTTCGCGGCTGAGCCCAATATCAGAGGGTGGTCTTCTGTCGAAAATTCCGCAAATCGTTATGGCGTCAACGGCGCTTGGGGTCAACGATAGCACACTCTTTGACTTGATCGCGGGAGGCATTTATGCCGCTAAGGTCAATCAGATTTTACAGGAAAATCTTTCGACAGAGCGCGATGCGATTCGGGAAAAATTGAGAGCGCTGCAGAAAGCTCGTTCTGTTCTGATGGCTCTTGATATGTTCCCAACCTACTGCGGCGGCATCACGATGTGTGCCGACACGGATCTGATGCATCAGATCGTATCGCAATCTCGGTCAGAAACCGAGCTACGGTCAACTCAGCCGCTGTTCTCACGCGTGTTCGATAAGTTCTGGCCTTCAGCCAAAATGCTGAAGGTGCACACCGGCAACGGACATCGATGTGACTTCCTGCTTGATATCGAAGGCGAGACAGTACCGGTTGAGGTCAAGAAAGGCCCGTTCAACCGAAACGCTCTGATGCAGCTCAGAAGCTATATGGAAGCCTACAAGGCTAACCGCGGAATTGCTGTGGGATCTAAGTGCACAGTCGAACTACCAAGGAATGTTGAGTTCCTAGATATCGCACGGCTGCAAGCCGCCTAGACTTCCACTCTCACCACCATCAACGGCCCTGCTCATCGCGGGGCCGTTTCCATATGGAACATCCCCATGACACCCGACCTCAAAGACAGCCTCGACACCGAGGCCTTCGCCACCGCGTGCGCAGCCGTGCCCGACGTGGATCCCGAGCGGTTGCGCGTCGCGATCAATGCGTACTGTGGCGACCTTCACCTCGCGATCCATCACGTCCACGCCGAAGTCGAATTGACGCCCGAAGAAGTGCTGGACGCTTTCCGGCCGAAGACCGTGGAGTTGTGACGATGATCGACCGCAAGCTTTTCTTTGATCGCATCCGAGCCGCGCCGGCCAACGGCTTCCTTGGGTCGAGTCAAGTCGATGGCTTCACCCGCATTCTGGATGAGTGGGAGCGCCGCGGCCTGACCGATGCAAGGTGGCTTAGCTATATGCTGGCGACTTGCTGGCATGAAACAGCCAAGTCCATGCAGCCGATCAAGGAATTTGGCGGCGACAGCTACCTCAAATCCAAGCCTTACTATCCCTGGTACGGGCGCGGACTTGTCCAGTGCACATGGGAGCCAAATTTCAAAAAGTTCGGGTGTAGCAGCCCGAACGACATGCTGACGTGGCCTTTCGCGTTACGCGCCATGTTCGACGGCATGATGAGCGGCATCTTCACCGGACGCAAGCTCAGTCAGTATTTCAACGCGACGGTCGACGATCCGTTCGGCGCCCGCCACATCATCAACGGCACGGACAAGGCCGGGTTGATCGCAGGGTACAACGCCGCGTTCCTCGCTGCGATTGACGCGGCGAAGGTTGTCCAGCCAATCAATGCGAATGGACTCACAGTTGCGGGAATGGCCGCCAAGATCGCCGCTGCAGCGCCTCCGATCCCATCCCCCGGCCCGATCCCCGGCCTGGGACGGATACCCGAGCCCCCAAGCCTTCTTCCGCCCGGCTTCATCGCCCCGAAAGTCCCGCCGGCACCCTACACCCCGCCCGCCGTGTCGGGACCGCATCTCGTGCCTGCGGTGTCGCGTCCGGGGTTCTGGGCTCGGATCAAGGCGGCGTTTGGTGGGAGGGCCGCGTGATGTCCGCCATTATCGAAACTGTGGAGCGAAGCGGTGGGGCCAAAGCTGTTTCGTTCACATGCCCCGGATGCGGCGATGATCATGTAGCAAACATTGAGGGCGGTCCGCCATGCTGGGCGTGGAACGGTAGCCTCGACAGACCAACTCTTTCGCCTTCTCTGCTCGTGCGATGCGGGCATTACATGTCAGAGCATCGTTCGGAAAAGTGCTGGTGTACCTATAATGCCGAGCATCCCGACAATCCTGCGCCGTTCACCTGCTATGTCTGTCACTCATTCGTTTCGGACGGCCAGATCAAGTTCCTCGGTGACTCCACGCACGCTCTTGCTGGTCAGACCGTCGATCTTCCCGAGCTTCCCGAGAACCAAGAGGTCTAGTCAAATGCTCAACGCACTCGCAATCATCGGCGGCGTCGGCGTGTCCGCGCTCGTCATCGGTGCGGCCGGATGGAGCATCATCATGGCGATGGCCGACAGAAATCGGGATTAAGGCCGTGATGTCCGCACCGCTTCTCACCCTTACGCGCTACCTCGTTTCCTGGGGTTGCGTCTGGCTCGTCAGTCACGGCTGGACCATCGCCAATCTCGACGGCGCCAGCATGGACGCTGTGGCCAGCATCGTCATCGGTGTGGGCGGCTCGTTGTCCATGGCGGCCATCGGCATGTGGACGTCCACCGTTGGCCGCGTCATGGCTCGCCTGCAGGCCCGCCACAAGACCGCGTTGGTAGCCGCCGCAGCCGATCTCCCCGGAGTCGTCGCCATCCAGGCGACGCCGGAGCTTGCCGGTGCGGTGCCGAGCGACAAGGTGAGGGCGGCGGCCTAACATTCACGGAGATAAAGATGACCGAGAAAGAAGAGATCACCCTGCTCCGTCGACAGGTGGCGGACCTCATGGATCGCGTTACGCGATTGGAGGGGAGGCCGCAGTGGCCGGCACTGCCTCAGCAGTCGCCCGTGATACCACGTTTGGTGCCGGGAACTCCGATCAACCCTTATCCATGGTCGCCATCTATACCAGTGACCTATCAGGCCAATGGACAGTTGGAAGATGTGCAGTCATGGAATGATCGGTTCGTGACGGGATCGTGATGGACCTCTCCCTCACGGCCTTTGAGCCGCTCTTGAAGAGCCTGGCCAGTGCCGGGCTCCCATACCTCGGCACGGCTGTGGGGGCCATGCTGACGCCCGTCCTGGGGCCTTTCGGAATGCTGGTCTCCCCCGCCATCAACCTTGCCTTATCGGGCATCACCACGGCTCTCGGCATTCCAGATACCTCGACCCCACAGCAGATTGCCGACGTGGTCGCGACCGATCCTACTGGTGCTAAGGCGAAGCTCGCCGCACTTGAGGAGCAGCATCGCTTCGCACTTCAAGGCCAGAAGCATGCCGACGACTACGCGGTCACGAGCCAGGCGCAACAGGTCGCCATCGGCACGGCGGAGATCAGTAACCCGTCGCTGTTCATCGCAGGGCCGCGGCCGATGATCGAATGGGGCCTTGGTGGCCTGCTGATGGTGGCCAAGACGCTTCCCTTCGCGGTGTGGGCTCTCGCCAATGCCGGCCTCCGCCTCACGGCACCTCCCGACATGGATATCACGACGCTCGGCTTCATCGCGGCATTGCTCGGTGTGACCGTGGCGTCGCACGCGGCAACGCAGATCACCGGCACGGCCCCCACGAAGATCGGCGGAACATCGACGGTCGCGGTCGTGAAGCGCGGGCGATAGCGCCGTGCTCCTCCGCCTCGCTACGCTCCTCCTCGTTATCGTCCTCGGGCCGTCCGCTCTTGCCGATGGCAGTGTGGCGATCCCGGCCGAAGTGTCATGGGTGAAGATCGCGGCCGACGTCATCTCGACGGTGGGGATGCCCGGCGTCGTGGCGTTCCTGATCTACATGGTCAAAGTGCAGCGGGACGAACTGATCGAGGAACGGGCTTTTACCCGCATCCTGCAGGATGCCAGAGCCACCGCGGCGGCGAAGAGCGCGGAACTGGCCGCCACGGTGGCGGCGGCGAGTTCGGCTGCGATCGCGGCCAATACCGGCGTCACGGTCGATATGGCAAATCGGCTGCAAAGGATCCTCGACGTCGTGCAGAACGTGCCTGGGGAGCATGCCCGAATACTGGCTCAGGTTGACCGCAATTACGAGCGAACCGGTGAAGTGCTCTCGCGCGCCGGCGGTAAGCCATGATCTTGAAGTCGTTTCTGACCATCATCGGCATAGGCATGATCGACCATCGGCGGAATGCTCTCGTTCATGAGCTGTCGAATAAGGAAACGGCCGTCTATGCTGCGCATCAACTCCTGACGAAGAGGAGCATCCAGGTCGCCGAAGCCATCGTCAACGAACCGGCAAACAGACAGAAGATCGCTAGATGCGTGGATGACATGCTCGATGTTTTGGTGGAAGTCGTGCGGGTCGAGCGGATCTCCGACAGTATAAGGACCACTGCGGAAAGTGCCATCGCCACGCTGGAAGCAGCCAGAGAGGGTAGTAAATGCGACGACTAACTGGACCAGGTGCCCGCATCATAATCGGGATATGGATAGCGTTCCTTCCTCTTGGGTTCTCGCTGCCGCGAATGTTGCTGTTTCAGATCTTGAATTCGGTCTGCATCGCCAGCGGCTTTGGTGTGGGCATCATGTTCTGGCAAGGCGAATGGAGCATCCTCAGCCGTCGCCCATCGTCGTGGGGGCCAGGAGATGTTCTGATCATCGGCGTGGTAACTGTGGCTTTCGGCCTATTCGGGATTTTCCTGGATTCCCTTATCAATCACGCTTTGGGTGCATACCCGGCAGGCGACCTCATCAACGCCTTCATGCAGTGGATCATCGCCAGCGGGCTGACCTTGCAACTCATAGCCTCTGGATCGCAGGACGGACGTATTCCCTCGCGGGCCTATCGCGATACGGCGATGACGATAGCGGTCGGCGTAGGTGCCGCCCTGATTCTGATGTCGCTCGGGATTTCTTAA